ACTTGGTAGCATAACTTCATCCATCGCCTGATGGGCGTAACCCATCGCACGAGAGGTAGGCCGTAAGCCACCGCAGGAGAAGCGAAAATGTCCAACACAGACTTTGAGGAGCCGGCAGGTGAAGAAGATCTCGGACTTCATGCCGAAGACGGCGAAGGGGTCGACCAGCAAGGCGATGCCCAAGACGCCGGGGATGAACAAGCCGACGCTTCCGAAGAAAGCGGGCAGGAAGAAGTAGCACCGCGGCGGCGCAATTCCGCCAGCGATACGATTCGCGAGCTTCGGGCTCGCGCACAGGAAGAGCGGGCGCATCGGGAACGTCTCGATCGCGAGTTGATGGAGATCAAGGCCGTCCAGCAGGCGCGGCAGACGCAAGCGGACCCGGAGCGCGAAGCCGAGCGACTGGCGCTTATGACGCCGGAAGAGCGCTCCGAGTACAAACTCAACAAGACGGTGGCAGCCCTGCAGCGCGAGCAGGCGGTGACCAACTTCCGCAATGAGGATCGCTCCGACAAGGCGCTCTTCGATGCCAAAGCGGTCGCCGACAGGGTCTACGCGAAGTACGCCGACAAGGTTGAGGCCGAGAGGCTGCGTTACATGCGGGAACAGAACACGGTGATTCCCCGCGAAGAGCTGCTGAAGTGGATCGTCGGCCAGGAAGTGCTGGCGAACCGAGGCAAGAAGGCGGCGCAGCAGACGCGCCGGGGACAACAGAATATCCAGCGGCAGACGGCGCCGATGGCGAACGGACGGGGCAATCAACAGGCGAATAGACGGGGAGCCGTCGACTCGCCCGCCAAGCGCCTCGATGGTGTGCTAATCTAGGCAGGGCGTCACGGCCTGCCACAACGGAGTGAATGGCAATGGCTGTGAACGTCGCTTCCTCGTTCTCTGCGGACATCGAAGCCTATATTGCGGATCAGACTCTTCCTCTGACTCGCAAGCAACTGGTCGCCTACCAATTCGGCGATCCGCTCGACCTGCCCAAGGGTCGTGGCACCACCTACACCGCGACCCGCTACAACCGCGTGCCGCTCCCCTACGCTCCCTTGTCGGAAGGTGTCCCTCCGGTCGGCGAGCAGATGACCATCACCCAGGTCAGCGCGACGGCGCAGCAGTGGGGTGACAAGATCACCATCACCGATGTCGCCGAACTGACCATCAAGCACCCTTTGTTCCAAAAAGCGACAGAGCTTACCGCCCTGTCCGTGGCGGAGACGCTCGAGCGCAACACGTTCAACGCCATCATGGGGTTCACCAACGTCAATTACGTCAACACCCGCGGCGCCCGCGCATCGCTGGTGGCGGGCGACGTGATCAGCCCCCATGAGGTCAACCGGGCCTACGGTGCCTTGTTCACCAACGGTGCTCCGCGGTTCAGCGGAGACGAGATCACGGACGAGAAGGTGAAGGCCGATTCCGGCGGTGCGATGGCTTCCGACAGCCCGCGCAAGATGCCACACTACGTCGCGCTCATGCACCCGCTCGTGGCGCAGGACTTCCGTGAGAACTCGACGGTCGTCACCGCGTGGAGCTACAGCGACATCAACCGGCTCTATAACTACGAGGCCGGCGAGTGGGGCGGCATCCGCTTCTGTCTCTCCAACATGGTGCCTGTCTTTACCGGCTTCGCCAATAACGCAGCCGGTGTCACTTATACGGTGGGCACTGCCGGCTCGCTGGCGACTAGCGCTACCTACTACATCATCGTCACCGGCACTGACTCGCAGAACCAGTACGAGAGCCAGATCTATGCGGTGTCGGGGGCTAACTCGGTGACCGGCCCGAACGGCTCGATCGCGGTGCTCACCCCATCGACCACCGGCTACACTTACAACGTCTACATCGGCACCACGACCTCGCCGACCACTCTCGGTCTGACGACTTCAGGCCCGAACACTGGTCCGATGCAGGGCCAGGCTGTGCAGCTGCCGCCGGCCACCTCGGTGGTCATCACCGGCATCGGCGCTGCCCAGACTCCCCCGGCTCCCCCGGCTTCTGGCGTGACGGTCTACCCGACCTTCATCTTCGGCCGCGGCGCCTACGGGCAGGTCATGCTCGACGATGTGAAGTTCACCTACCTCAAGGAAGCCGACAAGAGCGATCCGCTCAATCAGCTTCGGGTTATTGGCTATAAGGTGTTCTACGGAACTCTGCTTCAGAACACCGCGTTTGCGATGCGCATCGAGAGCACTTCCGCTTTCTCGGCCTCCTACGGCTAGTAGGAGTTACCCCTGGAGGGTAGCATGACAAACGAGCAGGCAATCGCAGAACTCCAGGCGCTCAAGGGAGCGCCTGGCTTCCAGCAGCACTGGCAGGAGCGCGTTCAGAAGATCATCGACCATCTGAGCGCTCCGCCCACACCGCCGGTTCAGGATGTCGAGCCGACAATGGAAGAGTGGGAAGGGGATACGGAGCAGTCCTCCCCCGAGCCCAAAGCGAAGCACAAGGCTGCGGCGCATACGGCTGCCGCGAAGACGAAAGGCAAGAAGTAGATGGCCCTCCTCACAGGTGGCACGAACGCGAACTCTTCTCTCAGCGCGCTCCTGTGGGGACCGGCTATCGCCGTCGCCAACACCGCGCTGTTCAACGTCGCGGTGAAGGACGACCAGAGTGTAGCGCACGCGGCTTGGCCGGGTGCGCTTAATCCCACTTCAGGGCTGCTCGTCATCCCTAACCGGGGAACGCTCAAGATTCTCCCCGGCGACTATCTGATGGTTGACGCTACCACCGGCTGGCCGATCCTCTTGTCGGCCTACGCTATCGCTTCTGGACCCTGGCATCACTCGTAGGAGACACTGTGGCATCCCCACCGACCAAAGGCCGGCAACCGCGAACGGTCAAGCCGGATTTCTCGCTGCTCACCGACGACGACAAACTGCGTCTGCAGGAAGAGGCGCTCGAGGCAGTCATTGCCGAGAAGCGCGCGGCTGCGCTCGAGGAGTACAAGCGTGTCGCCCTGGAAGAGGCACGGCGCGAGGGCGGCGTCGAGGAAGAGATGGTGACCTTCACCCTCGACCTCGCCGAGTTCGCCGATCGGCTCACCATCGATGGGGTGATCTACTTCCACAATCGCCAGTACACGGTGCCCTACAGCAAGTACAAGACGATGACCGAGATGGCGTATCGGACGCACACCCACCAGCTCGAGATCGACGGCAAGAGTCGCACCCGCTGGCTCGGCTTCAACGACCCGCGCAGCAACATCCGCCAGGTGACGCCGCACGGCGTGATCAATACCTCTAAGCTGGCGAGGGCGTAATGGCCGAAGCAGTCCCCGCTATTGGCTTCTCGATCAGCGTCCAGATCGGCGAGAAGCAGTCGATCGTTGCGCAGACGCACATCGACAACACCGCTTCTCTCCATGACATCAACGCTCTGGTCGACAAGGTTCAAGCGGCACTCGACCGCCAGAAGCTCAAGGTCGACCTCGCTGACTGGATCAAGAAGCTCGCTTTCGATGAGAAGAAGCTGAAGCAGATCAAGGAGGACTTCGTCCGCCTCGACACCGACCAGAGCAACGCCTGGGAAGCCCAGGGGCGCAAGGGCAAGTTCAAGCTCGGCCCGAAGGAAGAGGCGGATCGGCGTAACGCGATCTCGACGATCGAGCGGTACGAGCAGGAGCTTAAGCTCGACCAGGAGAGCATCGCCGAGTGCGAGGCCAAGCTCGAGGTTAAGGCCCATCTCAGGGTGGCTTGATGGATGCGCAGACGATCTGTTCTCTCGCCCGCCAGATTGCCAAATGCCCCAACTTTACAACGCAGTCGGGGCAACTGCTCAACTCCGTTCTAGGCGACCTCTGCCAGACCTACGACTTCGATGTGATCCGCAAGACGGACACGTCGGTGACGCTGGCGTCGGGCACAGGCAGCGGTCCCTACGCCCTGGCTCCCGATCTCCTGCGGGCGCGCATCAACGAGGTCTTCTACACGATCAACGGCGTCAAGTACGTCATGATCAGCCTCGAGCTTTGGGAGTACGACGCCCTCGTCCAGCAGGCGGGCATCAACAACTTCCCGCAGAGCTACACGATCGACGTAAGCGGCGTCGACAACGCCCAGCCGGTTCTGTACGTGTGGCCGCCGGCCAGCGGCTCGTATCCCCTGACCATCCGATATCAGCCGCAGATGCCCGACATCACCACGCCGGAGACTTCCTCCGCCGTCCCGTGGTTCCCCAACACCAACTACCTGATCACTCGCCTGGCCGGCGAGTTGATGAAGATCACCAACGACGATCGCTCAGGCGCCTACCTCGGCGACGGCGGGCAGGGCGCCGAGGGTATCCTGCGCAAGTATCTTGCGCTGAAGGACGACCCGGAGGGTCACTCCAAGCGCGTGCAGTTGGACCGTCGCTACTTCGGCAAGTCGTTCAACCGGCTTCCCAACACGAAGCAGATCGGCTGGTGAATGAGTCTCCGCAACGCCGCGCCGATCCCCTTCTCGCCCTCGGGTGTGACTGACACGCTCGACGGGTCGAACGCGCCGCAAGGGTCGATGTCGGCGCTGGTCAATCTCATCCCCGATCCGACGACGGCTAACCTCTTCGTCTGCCGGCCGGCGGCGGAACTCATGACCGAGTTCGGCGGCTTCTCGAGCCCCGGTTTCATCTCCGTCTTCCACGTCTCCGGCTCGCTGATCTACGGCATGATCGCGACGAGCGCGACGCCGGGCTACGACCAGCCGTTCTGCTACGATACCAACGCCGCGGCGTTCATCGCCGTCACGGGGACGCAGGACAACACCACCCTGCCGCTCTCGCCCGCCACCAGCGGGGAGTGGGTGCCGCCGATCATGGAGCTGGTCGGGGTTCTCCTGGTCGTCACGCATCCGGGGTTCCCCGGCGGCGCCGGGGCCTATTTCGGCTGGTTTGATTTGACCAATCCG